AAAGGTGCGTTTATTCAAACAATGCCTATAACCGGCGCCGCCCAAAAGAGAGGGCACAGGGGCGTTTTCAAGAGAGAAGGCAAAGAACGACTGCCGATTCGGGAACTGTTCGGCCCATCTTTGGGGTTTGTGTTTGAAGAATCCGGCCAAATCGCGGCCGAGACGATGGCCGAGACAGCCGTTGATCTGGAAAAGAACGTTGACAGCAAGGTCCAGTGGATTCTTTCGAAATACGGGAGGGCGGGATAATGGCCGAACCCATTGTCGAGTTAATTGCGGCAAACATCGAAGCCGACATCAACGCGATTACGACCGGCAACGGATTCAACTACACGCTTGCGGCGCACCGCAGAAAGAAGTTCGATTTTATCAACGAACCGTGGGCCGACCTCGATGTGGTTATCCAGCAACTGGAGCGCCGGAAAATATCCGATGAAAATATGATCAAGCGGTGGGAGCAGCCGTTCGGGATTTATGTGTTTACCACGCAGTCGGAGGGGGCATCGACAACTATCGACACAAAACAAAACCGGGTCATCGCCGACATCGAGAAGAAACTAATGACAGACCCGTACCGCGGCGGCAACGCCGATGACACCGACATCGAAGGGCCGGTGCCCTTCATCAACGCAAACTCCGCCTGCGGTGTGTACCTGGAGGTGGTCGTTGTTTACGGCACGGTCGAAAACGACCCATACACGAAGGGGTAATAAAGCAACCGCGGGCTACGCGGAAGGTAATAATAAAAATATCAATCAGTGTTAATCAGTGAAATCCGTGGTTAAAAAATACGGACTACTAACAAACGAAAGGGGCATAAAATGCTTACGAGAAAAAGAGTACCGAAGATAATTCAGGAGGCGACGCCGGGCACAAAACTCGCCGCAACCCAGGCGATAAGGGCCTACGATTTAGAGATAGAATCGACCGCCGAATACGAGAAACGCGCGGGGGCCGGGCTTTACGTCGGCAATGCAGAAACCGGTATCCACGGAGCAGAGACCGGAAAATGTTCGTTCAAAACGCCGTTGATAGGTACAGGCTCCAGCGGGATGGGACTGGCGTGCCTGATACTCCTGCAGGCGGCGTGGCTCAAAAAGACGGTGGAGGTCTATCAGGTAACGAGTGATATTACCAACTGGAAAACTCTCAGCCTCGATGCCTGGCTCGACGGCAAGAAAAAGACCCTGTTCGGCGCGATGGGCAACATCGTCCTGGACTGGGAGGCCCGCCGGACGGAAGGCGCGATGTTGGCGGTGGATCTGCAGGGATTATATTCGGCGATAATCGACGATGACCTGCCTGCCTGGGTCCCGGAGACCGTAACGCCGATGCGGATGACGAGCTTCAAGATAAACAACGTCGCAAAAAAAATTCATTCGCTCAGCCTGGATATGCAAAATGTAGTTGTCCCCCGGTCCGACCCCAACGCAGCGGCGGTATTAAGGACGAACGTAATGCCGGAGACCGAGATTGCACATTACATGATAACCGACAACGCGCCGCAGATAACCATCGACCCGGAAGATGAACTGGTGGCGACTTATGATTTTGACGGACTTCGCCGGGTACAAACCGAGCACGCGATAGTGATAGTATTCAGCGATGGGACCGACACCATCACCATTACGCTGCCGAAGGTTCAAATCACAGAGTGCCCGAGCGGCGACAGGGACGGCAAGAGCACGATCCAGTACGTCGGCCAGTGCAACCATTCGACGGGCGACGATGCGGTGAGCATCGCGGTAACTTAAAAAAGTAACCGCGGATTACGCGGATTTTCACGGATTAAATTCTCTGTGAACTCTGTGTGCTCTGTGGCTAAAAAAAAAGGAAAGGAAGTGCAAAGTGGCTAAAAAAAAGAAAGGACTGGACCCGGCGATTCGCAGGATGGTGTGCGAGAACCACGGTGGCCTCGACAATGCGGATGGCGCGGCGATACTCGCCATCTGGAACTCACTCGACGAGGCGACTAAAAAGCGGTACGCCGAGCAGGCGACGGCGGATGAGCCGAGTTCGAAACCACCGAAAGGAGCCGATGATGCCGATAGCAACTGACCCGGAAGCAACCTTCAAGATTGTGCTCGAAGGCGATAAAAAGAAGGACCCGGAGCCGGGATTTATCTATCGGCATCTGACGGGGCGGCAATGGGGCCGGGTTTGCGAAGCGAACAATACCCTCGAAAAATGTGAAACCGATAGTGAGATAATCGACAAGGTTTACGGTGCGTGCCGTATCGGCCTTGTGGGCTGGGAAAATATAATCGACCCGGCCACAAACGAGCCGATGCCGTTCGAACCCGATAAACTCGAAGATGTGCTCGCCATAACCGAGGCCACGGAACTAATGGTAAAGCTCCGGGCATCGGGCATACTCGGCGCCGAGTGTAAAAAAAAATTAGACTCGCTGTTGGACTCCGATACGGTGGAGCCTGCCGAGACTGCCGCGGACCCGAAAACTGCCGGGACAAACCCACCCGATACGAACCGATAGAGATGGACTGCCCGTGCGGGACGGGCTGCGACGACTGCAGCAACGGCAAGATAGAGATAACAGGCTGTCCGCTTGAGATTTTGGACTGGGACATAAGCCAGGTCGTTATGCACGCGGATATTTATGAAAAGGGCCTGCCGGTAGTCGCCGGCGGCCAACTGGACCAGACGCAGTGGTTTCTTGAGGCATTCAGTTTTATCATGGCGGAAAAAAACTACTGGAAGAAAAAACTGAGGATATTTTAGGTGGCAAAACACAACGTAGAAATTGCAATCAGGGCACGGGACGAGGCCAGTCGCAAATTAGGCATGGTCGGCAAATCCGCCCGCGCACTCGGCGGCCACCTGAGATATTTGGCCACCGGACTACTCACTTATTTCGGCGCCCGGCAGATAGGCTCTATCCTGAAGTTCGGGATGGAATTTGAAAAGACGATGAGCAGGGTCAGCGCCCTTACCGGGTCAACGGCCGAAGAACAGAAAAGACTTGAGGCAACGGCAAAGCGACTGGGAGCAACAACGGTCTTTACGGCAAAAGAGGCGGCCGAGGGGATGAGTTCTATGGCTAAAGCCGGCCATGACGTGAACACCATAATTACCGCGATGCCTTCGATTCTGAATTTGGCGGCGGCCGGGCAGTTGGAAGTGGGACAATCGGCCGAAATTGCCTCGGGCATTATGAGGGGGATGGGTATCGGAGCGGAAGGATTAAAGGCCGCCATTGACACTATGACAACATCCTTTATAACCGCACAAACCGATCTTGTGGAAATGGGGGAAGGCCTGAGTTATGTCGGACCGCTGGCTCGGACGGCGGGGTTTAACCTTCAAAAAACAACGGCGGCACTCATGGTTTTGTCAAATGCAAATATAAGAGGGGCAAAGTCGGGCACATCTTTAAGACAAATATTGGGCGCCTTGTCCAAAAGCTCCGCCGCCGCAAGGCTTGGCCTTGAAAAACTTAATGTGGAAACAGCCACGGTTGACGGCAATTTTCGGGAGTTACCGGATATTATAGATGATTTCAATCGTGCGATGGAGGGGATGGGCACCCTCGAAAAAACCGCCACATTGTTGCAAATATTCGGCAAGCGAGGCGGACCCGGCATGGCGGCACTGCTGAACGAGGGTAGCGGGTCTTTGAGGGAATTTGAAAAAAAACTATATGATGTCGGTGTGGCAGAAAAGATAGCCGAAAAGCAGCTCGACAACGTGGCCGGTTCGCTGACGAAAATCAGGTCTGTTTTGGGCGACTTAAAACTGTCGTTTTACGACATGCAAAAAGGGCCGCTCAAAAGCTGGCTCGATGACCTGACAATCACGCTGCAGGGCGTCGCATTCGACATCAGGAATATGGGAAACTCATGGGATACGGCGATGACGGCCATGACCCTATCGGCGGTAAAGGCTGGCGAGAAAATATGGAAGGTGTTGCGTTTCGTCCCCGCGGTTGCCGCCCTGAATCTCGCAACCAAGGCGAAGACCGGGAAGTTTTTAGGCGAGGGATTCGGCGCGGATAAAAAGATTTTACAAGCCCATCTTACCCAATTAATCGCCGCGCGTGAGAAAAAATTCCACGCAGAACTAAGGGGCGGCGCACCCGGCGCACCGGGTGCTCCTGGGGTCGGTGCCGGTGGCGGTGGGGGAGAAAGCGACACGATAGGCGGCGCCATTGCATCGGCGATACGCGGTTCGCTTGCGCCGATTGAGGGCAGGCTCCTGACGTTTGCACCGGGCCAGGCGGCGGGTGAGGACCCGGCGGTCCGGGTGGCAAGACAGCAGTTGGAGGTAGAACAAAAATCCATGAGACTTTTAGAGCGAATTGCATCGGCCGTGTCGGGGTACGGGGTGCCTTCTCCGATGGCGCTGCAGGCGGCAAGGTTTGAATTTTAGGGGCCGATTATGCCGGTACAATCTGTGACAGAAAGTTACGAAGGTTCAAGCTCTACGACCCACGTGGACCTTATTACGCTTCGCGCAAACATAGACGATGTGCGATATTTCGATGTACTTTTTACGCCCGGCGAAACGGCGCCCGTAAGGCGGATCATGGCGAAGGTCGCCGTTGACCCGAATGACAGCAGCAGGAAAATACCCCAGCCCTGGGACCAGCACCCGGCGGACCCGTGGCTGTTTGTTACCTCTATCACAGCAAGCCAGGGGATGGGGGCGTATCGTTATCGCGTCGCGGTAAATTATATTTCGGTCGGCAATCCGCTGGAATTACCGAAGCAAATCAACTGGAGCTTTGCGCAAAACAACGAGCCTGTGGACAGGGACAACAAGGGTGTGCCGATTACTACATCGGCGGCCGAATCGTTCGACCCACCGCTAAGGAAAGATGTTTATGATTTGGTGCTGAGAATCAAACGAAACGAGCAGGTGTTTGACGA